CAAAGGACTGAGATGGCCATTGCCAAGCTCTCAATCGACCTCGAAGCCCGGTTAGCAAAATACGAAACCGACATGAAGCGTGTCGTTTCGCTCTCCGAACAAACCGCCGGTCGTATCGAATCCGCTTTCGGCGGTGTCGCCCTGATGTTCACCGGGCTCGCCGGCGCGCTCTCGGTCGGCGCGCTCAAAGGTGCCTTTGACAAATATGTCGAAGGTGCCGCCGCGCTTGATGACTTCGGCGAAATCGTCGGCAGCACCACCGAAAAAGTGTCGGGCCTCTCCGCCGTCGCCAAAATCAGCGGTACTGATCTCGGCCTGCTGCAAGGCGGTATGGTCAAGCTGGCCAAGTCGATGACCGAAGTCAGCGACAAAACCAGCAACGCCGGCGCCGCCTTTGCCGCGCTCGGCATTGATCCGGAAGAGCTGAAGCTGCTCGATACCAGTGACGCCTTCAAGCAGCTGGCTGATCGCCTAAACGAATATGAAGACGGCGCCACCAAAACCGCGCTGGCCACCGCGCTGCTCGGCAAGAGCGGGGCGCAGCTGCTGCCCTACATGAAAGACCTTGCCGAAACCGGCAATCTGGTCGCCAAAGTCACCACCGAGCAAGGCGCCGCTGCTGAAGAATACGAAAAGAACCTTAAGCGCCTGGCGGCGGCGCAAGGGGCTGTTGCCAAAATCATCTCCGCTGAAGTGCTGCCGGTCGCCAATGAGTTTGTCAAAACCTTGGTCGACATGATCACCAAAACCGATGGTGTGACGGACGCCACCAAAGGGCTGGCTAAAGATGGATCAATCAGCGAATGGGCCAAAAATGCCGCACGTGCGGCAGCCTTTGTCATCGATTCATTTGATGGCGTGCAGCGTGTCGTCCGGGCAGTGGGTATCACTATCGGCGCGGCAGCGGCGCAAGCGGCGCAGGTGGCTAAAGGCAACTTATCCGGCGCGAAGGCCATCGGTAGCGATTGGTTAAAAGATATTGAGGCAATCGCTGCCAAACCCCAGTTTTCTGATGGCCTTGAGGCTCGGCTGGCGGGGTTGTCTGCCGGCGGCGCCAGCGGGGCAACCAGCAAAAAGAAACTCAACTTTAATGGCGGTGGTGCCGAAGCTAAAGCCAAGCGTGGCGGAAAAGCTGGCAAAGAATCCACCGCTTCCTTTACCGATTACGACGAGCAAGTCTTGCAGCGCATCGCCGGCGCCATCGAAAAAACTGATGTGGTCAAAGCCGCCGAGCTGGTCAAGCAGCTCGAAACGCTGGACAAACTCGCCGCCGCCGGCCTTGACCCGGCCATCGTCAAAGCCGTGCGCGATGACCTGACCGGCGCCTCAAAAATCGCCGCCGACGAACTCGCCCGGCTCAACAGCATGCTGGCCGCGACCGACTCCAGCAAACTGGAGGTAGCCCGCAAAGACATGCTGCTCCTGACCGATGCCCTGACCAGTGGCCGCATCGCCGAAGCGCAATATCTGGAGGCCGTCACCGCCCGCCTCGATGGCACCGCCGGCAAGTCAAAAGAAGCGGCCAGCGAAGTCAACGAATTCGCCAGGCAAGCCGCGCAAAACATCCAAAGCACGCTGGCTGATTTCCTCTTCGACCCATTCGCCGAAGGGTCCGACAAAATGCTGCAAAAGTTCGGCCAAACCATCCAGCGCATGGCCGCCGATGCCGCCGCCGCGCAAATCGCCAAGGCGCTATTTGGCGACATGGGCAGCGGCAAAAGCGGCGGCGATAGTGGGCTGGTTGGTGCCGGCATGGCCGCGCTTGGTAAAGTTAATTGGGCCGCGCTGTTTTCCTTCGACGGCGGCGGCAGTACCGGCTCTGGCTCGCGCTCCGGTGGCGTAGACGGCAAGGGCGGCTTCCCGGCCATCCTGCACCCGAATGAAACGGTCGTCGATCACACCAAAGGCCAGCGCATGGGCGGCAACAACATCACCATCCACGTCAATTCCCCCTCGGGGGATTCGGCTGAGGTGCGCCGCAGCGCCGCCGCTGGCGCCCGTTCGGCACTAGGCTTTATGGGAGGCGCCCGCCGCTATGCCTGATTTCCTCGAAGAGCGCCTGTCCGACCTGGTGCGCTACGGCGCCAGTTACCAGGATGACTACGCCGTCACCATTTCGCAAACCTCGGGCGGGCAGGAATACCGCGCTCTGACGCACCCCTTTCCGCTGCGTAAGTTCGACATCTCCTACCTGCTCGACAACGACAAGACCTACACCCAGTTGCAGGGCGTCTATCACCGCGCCCACGGTCGCTTTGCCGGCTTTCGTGTGCGCTGTTACGACGAATGGTCAAGCAATGGCCGTGTCTCGCCGCCAACAGCATTTGACCAGCCCTGTGGCCTGATCTCAACCGGAATTTACCAGTTGCGCAAATATTACGGGCGCGACAAAGCCGCCGGCGCCACCGGCTACCCGTATCGCAGCATTTACAAGCCGGTTGCAGGCACGGTATTAGCCGCCATCGGCAGCACCGCGCTGGCCGCTGCGCAATACAGCACCGACGCCGCCACGGGCCGCATCACCATGGCCGCGAACAAAACCTCAGCCATCACCGGCATCAGCAAAGCCGCCAATGCCGTGCTGACCGTCGCCTCGCACACCGTCGCCAACGGCGATTCTTTCCAGATTTCCGCCGTTGTCGGCATGGTGCAAATCAACGGCCTGCGCGCCACCGTCATCAGTCACACCCCAACCAGCATCACCACCTCAATCAACTCCACTGGCTTCAGCACCTACACCAGCGGCGGCGTCTTCCACACCCGTCCGCAAGCCGGCGAAGCAGTCACCGCCGGCTTTGAATTCGATTTCCCGGTGCGGTTCAACACCGCCATGCCCATCGGCCAGGACTTCCCCGGCTACCGCTCAGTCGACGGCGTCGAATTAATTGAATTGCTCAACCCATGAAAACCACCGTCGCCCCTTACGAAACCGCCGTCAAGTGCCTGCGCATTGAATGCAGCAACGGCCTCACCGTGCGCCTGACGCGCTACCCGGTGGATCTGGTCATGAGCAATGGACAGGTTTATCAGACCGGCACCGGCTACGACTTTACCGGCTACTCGGCGACTGCCAGCCTAACCCCGGCGGCCATTGATCTCGATGGCTTCCTGGGCTTCGCTGGTGTCACCCGCGATGCGATTCAATCCGGCATCTTTGACGGGGCGCGCTGCTATTTGTTCGCCTGCGACTTTCTCAACCCGGTCGAGGATTACGAGCCCATCGTCGCCAGCATCATGGGCAAAACGACCATTGAGGATAATCGCTACAAGGTCGAAGAAATGGCGCTGGTCGATGCGCTGAATCAGTCGGTCGGCAAAAGCTACACCGCGCAATGCGGCAAGACCTTCGGCGGGCAGGAATACGCCGGCTGCAAAAAAGCCCTTGGCCCCTTGACCATCACCGGCACGCTGACCGCCGTCACCAGCTCGGCCATCATCCGCGATGCATCCCGTAGCGAGGCAGCGGATTACTTCGCTGCCGGCACCCTGCGCTTTACCAGTGGTCTGAATGCCGGCCTCAAGCCGCTGGAAATCAAGCGCCACGAAGCCGACGGCACCATCGAAACCTTCGAGCCGTTTTACTACGCCCCGGCCGTTGGCGATGCCTACGAACTGATCCCCGGTTGCCGCAAGCGCCTGAGCGATTGCCGCGACAAATGGAACAACGTGATCAATTTCGGCGGCTTTTCCAACATCCCCACCGGCTCGCAGTATGGCCAGTTTGGCACCCAATGACCGCCGACATCATCGCCGCCGCCCGCGCCTGCCTCGAAACCCCCTTTGTGCATCAGGGCCGGATTCCCGGTCAGGCGCTCGACTGCGCCGGGCTGATCATTCATGTCGCCAAGACGCTAGGGCTTGCGCATATCGACCACACCGGCTACGCCCGACTGCCGGGCAATGGCCTGCTTGAGTCAGCGCTCGACAGCCAGCCCGGTTTGACCCGCGTCAGCGAATTACAGCCCGGCGATATTTTCCTGATGAAATTCAGCGGCGACCCGCAGCACCTCGGCATCTACGCCGGCGACACCATCATTCACGCCTATCAGCCGGTTGGAAAAGTCTGCGAGCACGGCCTGACCGACGCCTGGCGCCGCCGTATCGTGCGCATTTATCGCTTTAACGAGGTGGCCTGTGGCGAATAAAACAACCGGCCAATGGGTCGGTACAATAGTCGGGGCGGTCGTTGGTTATTTTGTCGGCGATCCGGTAGACGGAGGCATGGCGGGCGCCGTCATGATGGGCGCCTCAGTAGGCGGCGCTGTCGGCGCCGCACTCGACCCCCCCAAAGGCCCGCACCTGGTCGGCCCGCGCCTCTCTGATCTGTCGACGCAAACCGCCACCTATGGCGCCAACATTCCCCGCCTTTACGGCAGCATCGCCGTCTCCGGTAACGTCTTCTGGATCGAAAATAACAAACTGAAAGAAGTCGCCACGACGGAAGGGGGAGGCAAAGGCGGTGGTGGCGGGCCAGAAACCACGACTTACGCCTATTACGCCACCTTTGCCGTCGGCCTTTGCGAAGGCCCGATTGTCGGCGTGCGGCGCATCTGGGTTGGCGCCAAGCTGTTTTACGACGCCGGCTCGGCCGACATGCAGACGATCATGGCGAGCAATGCCAACGCCGAGCTATTTACCCTGCACCTGGGCGACGAAACACAGCTCGCCGATGACCGTATGCAGGCGACCCTTGGGGTTGCCAATACGCCGGCTTATCGTGGCCTCTCCTATATCGTCTTCAAGGATTTACCGCTCAAGGACTATGGCAACACCCTGCTCGGCGCCCCGATAAAGGTCGAGATCATCGCCAGCGGCGGCATCACCACTCGCCAGATGACGGCGACCAATACCGGCCTCGGTACGATGATGGATGTCGTGTGGGATACCCATCAATTCATCGCCATCCAACAGGTGGCCAACACCGCTAATTATGTGACATCAGCCGACGGCATCAACTGGGTGGCGCGCAGTAATCCGGGGGCGATCGGGGCGAATGTGTCGGTTGAAATGGCGGCTAAAGGCAACGTCACGTTGGCGTTTTGGGCTTATCAGACCGGGGTCTGGCGCACGGAGGATGGTCGTACCTGGAAGCAGGTCAACGCGATAACGGGTAACAATTACTGGGGTCTGGCAGCAAATGGCTCGAAGTTTTTGATGTTTGCTCGCGAAACCACTGCCGTGGTCTACCTATCCGACGATGGCGAAATATGGGAGCGCGTTGAAGACCTGCCTTACCCAACCAATTACGCGCAAAAGTGCTGGGGAGCTAGCGAGGATTACTTTGTCCTTGGTCGTATTGGCACGCGCTACATTACCGTCATCGATGCGGACACCGGGATAAACGAGGCCTACCTGTGGCCATTTACCCAAGGCCCGCGCCATATTGCCTGGATGCCCAACGTCGGCAAATGGCTGATGGTTAATCAAAGCAATGAGGTGGGCCTCACCTCGGATTTTGTTAATTGGACGACTTATACCTCTGCATTTTCTATCGAAGATATGGTCTTTGGCGACTGCCTGTATGCTGTGAGTAGTGGGTCCACGCAGCATGGGACTTATGATGGCATCACCTGGTTTAATGTCGCGACGCCGACCGACTATACAACCTGGTCAATGGCCTACGCCGATGGCGTGGCAGTGCTGCTTGGGTTCTATGGTCCCTCCTATTACATGGTGCTCAATGGCATCAGTAGCACCAATGCCAATCTGAGCGCCATCCTGCAAAGCGAAGTGCTGGCCAGCAACCTGCTGGCCCTTGGGGATATCGACGTCAGTGGTGTGACAAACACCGTGCGCGGCTACCGGGTGGCGAATGTCGGCGCCATCCGCTCGGCGATTGAGCCACTGCAGGCGGCGTACCCCTTTGACGTGTTACAGGCCGGCTACAAGATAAAGTTCAAGCCACGCGGCGGGTCATCCGTCGCGACGATTTCAGCCAGCGAACTGGATGCGCGATCCGGCAACGAAAAGCCGGGAATCTCCATCGTCAACGCCCGCGAAATGGACAGCATCCTGCCCCGGCGCGTGACCCTGAAGTATCTGGATGTTGAGCGCGAATACGATATCGGAGAGCAATACGCCGAGCGCCTGAACACCGACGCCATCAACATCAGCGCGCTGGATATGCCGCTGGTCATGGCCGCTGGCGAGGCCGCCGGCAATGCCGAAATGCTGCTTTATCTGTATTGGCTGGAGCGTTACGACATCAGCTTTTCACTGCCCCCGAGCTACTCGCACCTGGAGCCGGGCGATGTAATCACGGTCAATGCCAGCGAGGGCACCTACACCCTGCGCCTGACCGCGATCAATTACCTGTCCGATGGCCGGCTTGAATGCTCGGCAAAATACAACTCAGCCGCCATTTACACGCCAACCGCCATCGGCGAGGCCGGGCTATCGACCGGCGCCGGCCTGACGGTCAAGGGCGATACCCGCTTTGCCCTGCTCGATATCCCCTTGCTGCTCGATGCCACCGACACGCCCGGCTTCCCGGCGGCGCTCTCGGGCTACCTGTCCGGCTGGCCCGGCGGCATCCTCAGCCGCACCGACGACGCCGGCCAGACGTGGACGACGATACAAGGCTTCACCGCGCCGGGCTCCGTCATCGGCTCGGCCAGCAACGCCATCGGCCCCGGCCGCACCGACCTGATCGATAAAGCCAGTCTGCTGACCGTGCATCTGACCAGCGGTTCGCTCTCCAGCGTCAGCGAGGCGCAAATGCTCAGTGGCGCCAATCATTTTGCCTACGGCGAGCATGGCCGCTGGGAGATCATCGCCGCGCAAAACTGTACCCTGCAGGGCGATGGCAGCTATGTGCTGACTGATTTACTTCGCGGCCGCTTCGGCACCGAGTGGGCAGCCAGCCTGCATGACGCGGCTGATACGGTGGTTTTGCTTGACCCATCAAAAGTCGCCTTTATCACCAGCAACCTCAATTCCATCGGCGTCTCCCGCACCTATCGTGCCGTCACTGCCGGCGCATCAGCCAGCGGCGCCAGCGAAGAGGAGTTCACCTACACCGGCGTCAATCTCGAGTGCCTGGCACCGGTCTATCTCAACGGCAATCGCCACCCGAGCACCAACGACTGGTCGCTGGAGTGGATACGCCGGACGCGGGTCGGTGGCGAGTGGCGCGACTACGTCGACGCCACGCTCGGCGAAACAACAGAGAGCTACGAAGTTGAGATTTACAGCGACGACAGCTACGCCACCCTCAAGCGCACAATCAGCGGGCTAAGTGCCCCGGCGGCGAGCTACACCAGCGCGCAGCAAGTGACGGATTTTGGGGTGGTGCAGACAGAGATTTTTGTAAAAGTCTATCAACTGTCGACAAATGTCGGGCGCGGTTATCCGCTGATCGGGACGATAGGCTTGCCGGGCGCTGACCCGTACTGGGCGCAGGTCGTTTTGGCGCTGCACATGGAGGGATCAAACGGCGGAACCACGTTTACTGATCTCAAAGGCCATGCCGTCACCGCAGGCGGAAATGCCAATACATCAACTACCAACAAGCAATATGGGGCGACTTCGGCCTATTTTGATGGAGCAAGCGACTATTTATCGATCCCGGCATCCGTTGATTTTGTTTTCGGAACTGGTGATTTTACCGTCGAGTGTTACGTCAATCACGTCGCCGCCAGCGGTGGCTCGGTCGTCAACGACAAGCATATTTTTGGCAGCTTTGGGCTTAATCCAGACATGGTTTTTGCCCTCGATTTTTCCGCCCTGAAGCCGATTTTGTGGGATGGCACGACACAACATACGAGCAGCTCTGGCGTCCCTGCCAATACCTGGGCGCATGTCGCCTGGTGCCGGTTATCAGGAGTGCTTTACATTTTCATCAACGGCAGCCCGGTTTATTCCGGGGCGTGCACCGTCGATTTCAATTCGCAGGCAACGATCTATATCGGGTCGATGCAGACCGATAACACCCGGCACTTTAGTGGCTTTATCGATGATCTGCGCGTCACAAAAGGTGCCGCCCGGTACTCGGCCGCCTTTGCGCCGCCCGCGCAATTCCCCGATTTTTAAGGACCAAATATGTCAAATAGCACACCCACCTTTGACCCAATCATCCAAAGCCAGGCGAGCAAGGAAAACACCGCCAATGCCTATTTTGATGCGGTGTCGCCAGCCTCCAACTTTGGCCGCCGCCAATCGACCAGCAGCGGCCTGACCTGGGGCTATTACGGCGCCACCATCACCGTCGACGGCGTTTTGACGCAAATCGCCAACGGCACGCTGACGCTCACCGCCTCAACAACAAATTACGTCGAGACCACGCGCGCCGGGGTGGTCAGCAAAAATACCACCGGCTTTACGGCGGGTAGCATCCCGCTTTACACGGTGGTGACGGGGGCTGCGACGGTCACCAGTTACACCGACTGCCGCCTGCAAGCGCCGCCTGCCACCGGCAAGCTGGCCAAGGCAATGAGTGATGCCAATACCACGCTGACTGCGGACGAAGCCCGCAATCAGATCCTGCAATTCACCGGCACGTTGACCGCCGCACGCAATATCGTCGTCCCGCTCGCCGCACAGCAATGGACGGTATTCAATGGCAGCACGGGCGGCTTCGGGCTGCAATTCATCGGCGCCACGGGCACCGGCATTACGGTCGCAGCAGGAAAGCGCGCCATTGTTTATAGCGACGGCACGAATGTGGTGCGTGCCTCGGCAGACGTGTAAAGGACAAATCATGGCCGAACCAGCCACATCCACCGCCGCCGTCATCGCCAGCGCCCTCGGCCTGACGGTTTTTGGCGTCGCCACCGGCTTGCATCCCAGCCTGCTCATTGCCGGCCTCGCCGGCGGTCTGTGGGCACTGTTTTATGGCGAGCCGCAGCCGCTGCTCCGCCGCTGCCTGTCCGCCGTCATGTCGGCTCTCGTCGCCGCCTGGCTGGCGCCAGTCACCGCCTACAGCGTCCTGGAGCTACCCTTCGCGCCCAAGGTGCTGCCGCTCGATGTCCTGCAATTCCCCGTCGCCCTGATCCTCGGCTTCCTCGCCATGGCCATCGTCGGCCCCGGCCTGATGCTGCTCTCCCGCAAAAAACTTGATGAGGCCGCCAAATGATTGCCCCTCTCCTGCAACAGTGCCTCGGCTTCCTCGCCTGCGTCATCATCATCATTCTCACCGAGCCGAACATCAACCGCATGGACTGCCGCGCGCCGCTGCTCCTGCGCCTCGGCCTGTGGGCGCTCTGTGTCGGATCAGCCGCAGCGCTGCTGTTTATCGTCCTCGGCGATGTGCCGCCCTGGCC